TAAAAATATTTCCATGTTTATCTCCTGTTTAGATTATTTACCATTATTATTTATACCTGTCTTTATCCTTTAACCAGTCAGAAAACATTACACAAAAAACTGCGACTAAAGGCATCATGCATAACATGAAAAGCATGTCATTAAAGGTAATTACTATATTAAAGTACATTTATATTTCAGGGCCAGTATATATTGGTCGGCTACTTATACCTGAACCTAGTACACAGGCTTTGTCTTTATCAAATTGTACTAAAGTCCATGTCTTTGTTATCTCATTAACCAAAAGAGTAGTTCCACTTGTATCAATGCCAACCCCTTTGCCTACCCATATAGGTCGTTCGCCAGCTTGTTCAGTAAGCGCTTGAAATACCAACGCTGTGTCATCACAAACAACTGGTTTCTTTAATTGAAATGATTGAGCCATTACTGTAGGTACAAAAATTATCATTGTAAGAAATATTTTTAGCATATTGTAAACCTTTTATTAATTCTTTGCGTAGTTATCTAACTCTTTTTTCTCTGCTGCTTCTCTTTCTCGCTGCTGTCGTCTAACAAGCGCAGCTCTTGCTGCAACTTTTTCTTCATATATTCTTTTTTCTTCCGCTGCGCCATATATTGCAACACCACCCATAGCCATGGCAAATAAAATAACTGACCCTGCAATAAAATACATAGCAAATATAAACATGTCTGCCATTTTCTTTTTATGTGCTAGTTGCCGCTCTTCTTCTTCGCGTTGAGCTTCTGCGCGTTCTTTAAAAAGTCTAGTGCGCTCGGCAATCATCTGTTCCCAAATCTGTGGCTTGCCCAACTGCCAGAGAATCATATCTTTAAGTTCACGCTCTGCTTGACGTAAAGCATCGCTATGCATAGCAATCTGAAGTGCCTCATGGCCAAGCTCGGCATCAGTTTTACCTAGACGACTGGCTTTAGCTTTTACCTTTGATCTTTCGCGATGTATTGCATCTGAGGATTCAAAAAACTTACTGAATTGACCCGTAAGACTGTTGATGTCTTTACCCAGTGCGATGGCTTGTTTAATATAACCTACTGCAGATTGAGCGGCAGTAAATGCAAGACCGATGGTAATTGGATCCATAATTAACTACCACGCTTACATATGTCTTTATGTAATCTTTGTGAACAATCTTTTTTTGTCCACTTAATGCACACAGAAGGTGAATTTTGACTAGGATCAGCCGACCCTCTCCATGCGGTGCATACCCACGCTTCATCAGGTTTTAATTTGTCTTTTGGATTTTCAGCGTTTGCTATTGTTTCAAATAATAATAAAAAGACAATACATTTTATAAGATTATTGGTAGCCAAAGCCACAGACCCTGACTCATAAGTAGTGCGGCAAAAAAGCCAACACCAATACTAGCAAAATATAATGACATACTAACAGCTAGAATACTTGCTGTTAATAAAACAATTGCAATTTGAAATGCAGACCCTGCGAATGTAAACCAAGGGCCAGACTTGCGAATTTCATCACGCTCGGCTTCTAAAGCCCGCGCTTTTGCCATTAGTTCTTTTTTACCTTCCCCTGTTGCAGGTTCAGATTCATATCTATCAATCTTGGCTGTCAACTTGTCTGCCTTTTCAACTTGTTTTCTTTCAACAGCATCATCTCTAGCCATCTCAGCGAGGGTTTGTTTAACCGATTTTGCTTGATAGAATGCCCAAATATTATTTGCACCGATTGTATTGCTCAAAACCTTACTGCTATTACCACTTGAAATGTACGTATTGATTGCAAGCAAAGCGGCAAGAACGGTAATTAGCCAACCGGCCTTGTCTTTGATTCTTGCTTCGCGCTCTGAGCGGGAAAGTGTTGTTACATCTGTCATTTTTTAATACCTCTTGTACCTTTTTTTGTTATTGGTTTTTTACTGGTACTTTCTACAACCGTTTTCCTTACAGTAGGTTTCCTAGTAACTGATCTTACAGGTTTAACAACAATTAAATCTTTATGCTTAATAACCATTACAAGTAAGATTAAGCTTAAATTTATAACAATAATCATTGTCCATGCTGCTGTCATATAGAAAAGATACTCTGTCTGCAACCTATTTACAACCATTGTATAAAACGCATCGGTCGTTTTTACAATTTCCTGCTTGTATTTTTTATAGTCATTACCGAACATTAATATTTGCGCAGCGGTATAGTGGTGGGTTTGTAAATCATAATTTATTTCAGGTCTACCTTTTTCAATCCATGCAAACGCTTCTACTTCAATTTTAGCTAGATTATTACTTAATTCTTCTGCCTTTAATAGTGTGTCTAATTCTGATTGCAGGAACGGTACAGCTTTTATTCTTGATTTAAAAGATTCTTTAACCCCTTTTTCGTCTGCAATTTCACCGTTACGAATTTTAAGTATATTATTAAATTCATTCAACCATTGTTCGTTTTTAGTTGTTACAAAATATCTTGCATAGTTAGTTAGATCGTCAGACGATTTAGCCATAGCCCGGCTAAGAGAGGCAGCTTGATTTAAAGTGGTTAGTTGGGATTCTGCACTTTTAAAGCAACTAAGTACAGCTAAACTGCATAGGAATATAACCCCTGCAATGATATATGGGGTTTTTTTAAACTCTAAAATTTTATCTAATATCTTCATGTTAGGCTTTTTATTATTAATGTCAGTATTTGTTTTACTTCTGCTTGATAGTTCGTCAGTATAACCATGCCCAGGCCTAAAGCAGCAGTAGGAAAGCTTTTTGTTGATGAAGGGACCGGTTCGGGTACCCTCTGTCTACTAGTAACTTTTTTGGTTACCATTTTATCTCCATTAGTTATTAATTTTATGTAATGGTCACGAACACGTTGCATGTTCAGATAAAGTCATATATACTACGGTATTATTTATAATCTCTCAGATGCTATTCTATACTAATATCTTTACGCGCGGTAACTACGTGCTCTTTCGTGGCTTTAAAGACGGGAAACGTATAAATGAAAAGATCGCTTTCCAACCAAGTCTATTCGTTCGTACAGGTAAACCATCAGAATTTAAGTCGCTGTGGGGTGATAATCTTGAAAAAGTTAAATTTAGTTCTATTAGAGAAGCTCGAAACTTTGTAGATCAATATAAGGAAGTAAGTAACTTTCCTATATTCGGTAATAAGAACTACTCCTATCAGTTCATTAGTAAAATATTTCCCGATACAATCGAATTTGACATGTCGTTAATGAAGATTGTGACTATCGATATTGAAACGACGACTGACTATGGCTTTCCTGATCCAAGGACTGCGCAAGAGCAAGTTATTCTGATATCTATTCAAGATTTTAATACGAAAGAAATTACAACGTTCGGTTGCGGTCCTTATTTAAGCAAGGCACCTAACTCTGTTTATATACAGTGCAAGGATGAGTTCGATCTCCTACGTCGATTTATTAATCACCATAAAGCCGATTACCCTGATATATCAACAGGCTGGAATAGCCAGTTGTTCGATATCGCTTACCTATCTGCGCGTATTATTAAGGTATTAGGTGATAGGGCATTAAATGAATGCGCCCCATGGGGGTATGTAAGACAGTATGAAGTACCAACTGCTAGGGGTCGTACTCAATTAGCATTCGACTGGTGTGGTATGTCTATTCTCGACTTTATGGATCTCTATAAAAAGTTTTCCTTTAAAATGGTTGAGAACTATAAATTGGATACAGTTGCATTAGAGGAACTTGGGGAACAAAAGTTAAAGAACCCGTACGGTACGTTTAAGGAGTTCTATACAAAGGACTGGGAGAAGTTTGTTGACTATAATATTCGAGATGTAGAGTTGGTGGATAAGCTCGAAGATAAGATGAGAATTATTAACCTAATGGTCACCATGGCGTATGATGCTAAGTGTAATTTTGCTGATATCTTCTCTTCAGTACGAACTTGGGATTGTATTCTTTATAATAAACTGCTAGAGAATAATATTATTGTTCATAACCCTCCGGGTGTTGACCCAGCTATGGATCGAACTATCATGGGCGCGTATGTTAAAGAACCTAAGCCGACCCGATATGATTGGGTAGTTTCTTTTGACGCTACCTCTCTTTACCCTTCTATTATTATGTCCTGGAATATGTCCCCGGAGACTTTAGTAGATGGACAAAAGTTTTTAGCAGATGATGAGAGAAGTATCCAACGGTTGATAGATCATGACGTTAATACTTCTGAGATACTTAAGAACGATTGGTCTATGACTGCTAATGGCCAATGTTTTACTCGTAAGAAGAAAGGTATCTTCCCTGAGTTAATTGACTTCTATTTTAATTCGCGTCAAATTGCTAAGAAAGAAATGTTAGCAGCGCAAAGTAAGTATGAAGAGACAAAGGATAAAAAGTATCTTGGTTTAATTTCTAGTCTTAACTCCAAGCAGATGGCTGCTAAGATTTTAATGAACTCTCTTTATGGTGCATTGGGTAATGTTCACTTTAGATTCTATGATATTAGAATTGCTGAAGGAATTACGATGACCGGTCAGTTACTGATACGATCGGTGTCTAAAAAACTTAACGATTTTGTTAATAAGGAAGTAGGTACTAAGGATGTTGATTATTCTTTTTACGCTGATACTGATTCTACCTATATTACTCTTGGTGCTCTTGTTGAGAAGAATCTTAAAGGTAAAGACAAACATGCAATCGTCGACGTGCTTGACAAGTACTGTGCAACTCAAATTGAACCGACGATCAATGATGCTTGCGAGTCTCTTTCTGACTACCTAAATACCTATCAACGTAGGATTAAGTTTAAGCGGGAGATTATTGCCGATCGAGGTATCTGGATTGCTAAAAAGCGGTATGCTGTTAACGTTTATAACTCTGAGGGGGTTGCTTACGATCCACCAAAGTTAAAAGTTCTGGGTATGGAGATTGTTAGGTCGTCTACACCTGCCCCTGTTCGTAAGGCACTTAAAGAGGCTGTATCGATTGCACTTACTAAAGACGAGGCAACGTTAAGACAATTTGTAGCTGACTTGGAAGCAAGGTGGCATAGTCTTGAGCCTGAGGATATTGCGTTTCCTCGGGGTGTGAACGGTATTAAAGAGTATGCATCCAAGGATAATATTTTTAGAAAGGGTACTCCTATTCACGTCAGGGGTGCTTTAATATATAATCATCTAGTTAAAAGTAAAGAGCTAGAAAAAAAATATCAATTGATTCAAGAAGGTGATAAGATTAAATTTTTATATCTTCGTGAACCAAATTCGTTAGGTACCCACGTTATTACATTTGCTGGTGAAGTACCACCAGAGTTCAATATTCGAGAATATATTGACTACGATAAAATGTTTGAGAAGTCTTTTCTCGAACCCCTTAACTCTTTACTCAGCTGTATTGGATGGCAAGTTAAAGAAACCGCCTCTTTAGAAGGATTATTCGGATGAAAAATTTATTAGCTTTATTAATTACAGCATTATTTACCCTACCTGTACTCGCTCAAAAAGTACCTAAGAACTCAGCTACCTATGATGCTAAAATCTTACGTGTAAGTGATGGTGATACTATTGTTATTGCAGCACCATATTTACCTGCGCCTCTAAAGCCTGAGCTTGCAGTAAGAATCTATGGTGTTGATACCCCAGAAAAAGGTCATCGGGCTCAATGCGCGCAAGAAGATCAAAAAGCACAGTTAGCTAGTAATTATACTAAACAGATGATTGCTCAGGGTGTTAAAATACAAGTTACATTATATGCCTGGGATAAATTTGGTGGTAGGGTGCTTGGAGATATTTTAGTAAATGGTCAGAGTGTTCGTAACGGGTTAATTGCTAACGGTTTAGCCCGGGAATATTACGGTGACGCAAAGCAAAGCTGGTGCCAGTAATCGATTGACCTTGCTACTGATCTATATTATAATAAGTGATCTATAAGGAACTATACAATGTCTATACTTGATAAAATTAAGAAAAACTCTACGATTAAAGATACGGCTATCTTAGCCGACTCAAAGTTCTTTCAGAAGAAAGATATGATACCTACTTCGATACCTGCAATCAATATTGCATTGTCAGGTAAGTTGGACGGCGGGCTAACGCCTGGGTTAACTATGTGGGCAGGTCCTTCTAAGCATTTTAAGACTGCATTCTCGTTACTAATGGCGAAGTCGTATCTGGATAAGTACCCTGATGCTTGTTTACTCTTTTATGATTCTGAATTCGGTACTCCTCAGTCCTACTTTGACTCGTTTGGTATTGACTCTAAGAGGGTCCTTCACACTCCGTTGACTAATATTGAGCAGCTTAAGTTCGATATAATGACTCAGCTGGAAGGTGTTGAGCGTAGCGATCATCTGATCATTATTGTCGACTCGATTGGTAATCTTGCTTCTAAGAAAGAAGTTGAAGATGCTCTAGAGGGTAAGTCGGTTGCAGATATGTCTCGTGCAAAGCAGATTAAATCTTTGTTCCGAATGGTAACTCCTCATCTCTCGTTAAAAGATATTCCTATGGTTGTAGTTAACCATACCTATAAGACTATGGAATTATATTCTAAGGATGTTGTAGGTGGCGGTACTGGGTCTTATTACTCTGCCGATAATATTTTTATTCTTGGTCGTCAGCAAGAAAAAGAAGGCACTGAGGTCGTAGGTTATAACTTTATTATTAACGTTGAGAAGTCTCGTTATGTAAGAGAGAAATCTAAGATACCTGTTACTGTAAAGCATGATGGTGGTATTAGTCGCTGGTCTGGTTTACTAGACATGGCTATTGAATCCGGTCATGTAGTTAAGCCGAGTAATGGTTGGTATTCACGTGTTGATAAAGAGACCGGGGAGATTGAAGAGAAGAAGTTCCGTATCAAAGATACAGATACGAAAGATTTCTGGATACCAATCCTTACAACTAAGTCATTTCATGACTGGGTAAAAGATACGTATCAGGTTTCTAATGGTGCAATTTTAACAGATCTAGAAATAGACGAGGAGTATGCAGATGCTGCGTAATGATTTATTTAAACCCTGGTTTGTAGGTGATAAAGATTGGGGCTTTGAAATTATCGATGGAGAGTTTAAAGGTGTAACTGTTCAGATAGTGAAGTTAGATTGGCCTGAAGAAGGTAAGAATGAACTTTCGCTAGACTATCATATAGTACATAAATCCGAATTAATTACGGATGAAGATATAAAGAGTGATAAGTTCAAAGTTGTCATGGATATAATTATTAACGATATTTTAAGAGAAGCAATTGATGACCTCAAACAGACTAGAGATTACGATACTACGGAATCTAGTACATAATGAAAATTATATGCGGAAGGTTCTTCCGTTTGTAAAGACAGAGTACTTTACAGATGAAAGCGAAAGAACGATCTATAAGGTAATAAGTGATTTTGTAGTTAAGTACAATAAACCTCCAACTACTGAAGCGCTAGGTATTACATTACAGAATTCGAATCTATCCGAAGGTACGTTTAAAGAGACAGGTAATTTATTAAAAGAGTTAGAAGTATTTGAGCAGCCAAATCAAGACTGGCTGTTAGATGAGACTGAAAAGTTTTGTAAAGATAAGGCCGTCTATAATGCCATT